CATTTTGTATTAGGACATACAATATTTGACAAGTGATCTAAAGTAGGATCATTTTTCAAATAAGGATTATGAATTAGTTTAGCAGTCTTATCTTCTTTCAAAACATGTTCATATACAATAGGATTTTTTGCAGTAATAGGTTCTTTATAATCACACTTACGACATGTTAGAACAGCTGTTTTTTTAGAATCAACAACTTCTTCATCAATTCCATACAACATATTACGACATACAGGACAGAATTTCATTTACTATTATTTAGTAATAAAATAAGTTTATTCGTTTTACGTAAAAAATTTAGAAATAAATGGAGGTAATACTTGTTGTTTAAAATCATCTACAAAAGTACATAGATAACGATCTGAATGACTAGCAACAGGAATAGCATTAATAAAATCACTATCAATTTCAATAAAATTTCTTAGAAAAATACCCACAAGAAAGAATTCAGAAGCAGCTATAAAAACAATAACTATTATATTTGAAATTAATAAATCATAAACACTTCCACCAGAATAATATTCTATTAAAATACCAGTAATAAATAAAAAAGGACAAATTATTCCAACAGAAATAGTAACTCTACTAAGTATATAATCATTCTTAGCTGTAATTGAAGCATTTGCTTCATTGAAATCAGAAGAAGATTCTATATTTGAAACAACGCCATCCAATTGTCCTAAAACATCTTGAACTTTTGATGGGTCAGACCATATAGCAGAATTTGTTATATATTGTTCATAATTATTAAATAAGTCACTAATTAAGCTTTGTGATTGAATATATTTAACAAATAAAAAATAAAATCCTGTTAAGAAAGCACCAAAGAAAGAAGTATGAACTAATATTTCTGCTAAAAAAGACATATTATATTAATGTAATGGAAGAAATTAAGGAACCTTTACTAATTAAATCTATTGTTAATGGTTTAATTTCAACATCAATTATATGGTTATTTTGGACACCGTTTTTAATATTTATTGCTGCTCCTTTAATGAATGCAATGATAAAGCAAAATTTATGTTTGAATGCCTGGCGAGTTGATGCGATAATTTATGATATATTTGGATATCAAGGTTATGAAATTTATGAAAATAATTTACCTAATCCCCCAACAGTCGCAACAAATATAGTTACAAACAATACAAAGAATTTCCTAAATGAAAATTTAAATTTGTTTATTGTTCTTGGTGTTTTATGTTTATTTGTAATTTATTTTAGCTTGAATATTGCTGGAAATTTAATTACTAAATATAATTTGAATGTAGGAGAAATTGTATTATTTAATATTATTATGTCAATAATAATTATAACAATTGAAATAGCATTTTTTATAGGTGTAACAACAGAATATTCACCATTTGATCTAAAAAATATTTTAGAAGGACTTATTCAAAAGATTAAAAATGTATTAGTTCCTTTAAGTTCTTCAAATACATTAACTAAAAAGAAGTAAAATGGATTATACAATATAGAATTTTTAATTAACAACTTAAGATGGATATGAGCAAATACAGTATTGTCAAAAGAAGAAAAATATTATATAGAATTAAAATACGTTATGCTGTGAAAGAATCAAGAACAAAAGATGGAGCTAATAAATATGCATTTCAATATTTATGGGATCATCCAGATGCGTTTGTTTTGGTTAGTAATGTACAAGATTATTCTAGTGAACAATCTAAACTTATAAGAGGAAAACCATTAGGTGATCCTCCTAGATGTAAGAATCTAAGATAAACCGGGCGTTGTCCTCTGCCTGCTTACCAAGGTTCTCAAGTGATGTTAGTTGAGTTTGGAGGGCATTCATTCGCGAAATCATGGACTCTTGGAATTCAATAGGTGGTAGATGCATGGTTAATTCGGATAGACTCCCTTTATTCATACTTCCTACCCCAATTGAACCCTTTCCAGAATTGCTAAAATCTTGTGTACAAAGATAATAGTATAGATATTGATTGGAAAGAATGGTCTCATTGTTTGAATACCATGCGACAATTGCCTCATTTGTATATAAATCAATCCCTGCTATCGCACATTTACCAATACTCATCTTGAATGACATTAAGATACTCCCCTTTTTTACAAGTTTTACATTAGAGTTTTTTACACCTTCATTATTAAGATATTCCTTGCTGTCAGTAATTATATTATTATTTAGTTCTCTAACAGATACCCAAACATGTTCACCATTTTCATAATATTCATTCTTACTACGAAGTGGTGTTCCTCCAATCATCATAGAGCAAATATTTGAAATAGTTATCATCGGAAACCCTCTCATATTGACAGACTTCATAATCGCCACCATCTGTGCCTTAACATCCGCCACCATCTGTGCCTTAACATCCACCACCATCTGTGCCGACTTACGCATAAGACGCTGTGCCTCCACAATAGGCTCAAGTGAAGCACCGCCAGGATTCGCCAGAATAAGATCCATCGCCTTATCGGTTAGTTTGAGAGTCTCAGCAAGTTCAGTCGTGCCTGGTGCATAGATGCGGTCAATAGTTGCGACAATTTCTTGTTGGGTTTCAATAGGAGGAAGAATAATCTCAAATCCAAGTATTGCGTCAATAGATAGTACTTCTAAATTAACAGACTTCTTTGCTTTATCACGCAACTTACAGATATTATTTTTCATATAATAATAAATATATTTATGGTGGAACTGGTATTTACAATCTGTGATTTTTGTAAGAATCATAGTATGAACACTTGTGGCAATTTCGCCTTTTACATCAAAGAACATACCAAGTCCAACTGTGCTACTTGAATGATCACCACCACCGCTCTTTATAACAACGAAATATGGGTCTGATGAATTATATGATGCCTTTGAATGATATCCTGTTGGCGAGTTCCATTTAGCACTATAGAATGGAATTGTTCCAAGATTATCCATATCACCTGCATTAAATTTATCAAGTTTTGTTGGCTGTACATATAAGTCCCTCAAATTCACCATAGGAAACCCAGCAGGATTGACTACAGCCTTCACCTCCTGATAGAGACGCATATCAAAGGAGCAAGATGCGTCAAATTTAGCCCTTGGTACAGAAAGCACCATCGTCTCCTCAATATCACCATTCGCGCCCTTGATGACATCCCAGAATTCTACAACAGAAGTTGGCTTACCAGTGTTCTCAAAGAAGAGAATGGAAGGCTGAATTCCAGTATTTATAAAGAATTGTCCCTTCATCTTGATGACACGCTTGAGTTCAAAGTTATCAAGAAGATACTTACGCGTCTCATCATGTAATTTAGAATTATTTACTAACATACCGTCAGGCACAACGACCGCACACCGCCCACCACGATTCAGTGAAACCATCATCAGTTGAAGAAAGAGAGGTTCAGACTTCGTGCCGTCAATCTTTAAATCTTTTACACGCTGACAACAGTCCTTATACTTTAAACCTTTCAGACCAAATGGCATATTCGCAAGAATAATATCAACTGATGTATTCTGTAAATCATTCGTTAGAGAGTTTCTGAGAACCAGATTCTCGCAAACCATATTCGTATTCACATAAAGATTCATTTTTGCTTTGCAAACGGATGAGTTGATAACATCCTGTCCGTAAATGCGATGCTTGTGAATATTCCAATTTACATCAATTTTTGCATCCTTGAAGAACTTCTGGTAGGTGAACAGAAATCCGCCAGTGCCCATGCTTGGATCGCATACAGATTCAGGAACGCCATCGGCATTAACACGTGGATTTACAAGTTTCGTCATATAGTTACAAATCTTTCTATCAGTGAAATGCTCTCCATTCTTTCGTGCTCCCTTGGAATGCGACAACTCATCCTCATATACGAATCCGAACGCATCAACGCCAAGGTCAATGCTCTCCATATCGATCTTATCAATCAGTTCAACAATTTGTTTGTGTTTCTCCAACTCTTTCACCTTGAATGGATAATCTTCGGATGAAGTTTCAAAGAGCGCATCAACGTGTTTGATGAAGCACTCTTCTGTAGGAGAGTAGAACAAATCGTATCCTCGTTGCTTTCCACCTTCAACGTTACTGAATTGTTTTACAATATTTTCCCATGCAAAGTCCAATGGGATTTTCAACTCTCTACACTTTTTAATTGTGAGACAACGAGCAAGAATGTAAAGGCAAATATGATTCGAAGATTGCTCGTTCACAATACTCGGAGTGTGAAGCCGAAGAATGTTGCGGGTCTTATCAATCACAGATTTGAATGCTTCTACAGTTGCCATTTTATGTTTATAAGTTTTGTAACATGTAAATACATTATCCGTTTTTAAAATGGTTGGCATTTATTTTAAAATAATATTATATATTTTTAAAATAAATTATAATTTTATCGACGGCGACCAGAATTTATTTTACAGAACTTCTCAGGTATTGTATTAAAGTTAGTATACTCTGTGCCAAAGTATCCATCATTGATATGTTGCACAGAAGGAAGTTTCATTTTAATATCAGAAGGCTGAACTCCAAGCCACTCAACATATTTCTTTCCTACATGAAGGCTATTAGGTTCAAGAACATCTTTCACAAATGCTTGAACTTGAATTCGTTCTACAAGTCCAGGATGAAGGTAGTCATACCAGGTGGAACTTTTCGGCTTTGGATCTTCAGGTAGATCAGGCATCTGTTTGCAAAGAGTCATATAATAGTCAATACTTGTATCAATCCCCTTATCAATACACAGTTCTTGAATACGCTTACTCTCCCTTGAATGAGATAGATTCTTTCTGATATTGACAAAGCACTTTCGTATCTCCTCAATATTAGAGCCATCATAATCATCAATCATAATACATTCTGCTACAGCACCAGCATCTCCAGGAGTTTGTGGTTTCTCTTCAGAGTTTGTTAGCGTTCTTGCACGAAGAATCACCTCATCGCACAACTGGTCGTCGCAAGAAGCAAGGGCGGTAAGAACATCCTGAAACCCTGTCATATCATCGCCATCAAGGACTGGAAGAAGGATGTGAAATACAGACTTACCTTCATACCAACGACCTGCCCGTAATATCATCTGCGTGATTTCCCCCCTTGAATGCTTTGGGTAAGTGACTGCGACAGCATTCGCAATAGGGATATCTACACCTTCACCAAGAACCTTACAATTCACGATAATGGCTCGTTTTGCCTCAGAGAATCTACGAATAGGCTCTTCCAACTTATCACCGCCTTTTACACAGAGAACCAGAGTATCCTTTGTATTCTTCGTGAAGTAAGTCTCAAATTGCTTTGCCTCATCATTCGTTGCAGCGAATATAATAAGATGATGAAGAATATACTCCTCTACACCACGAATCATTTGCGTCGCCTCCCACGACTCAAGAATACAATCAGCCTTACCAAGAATACCAGTTCCCTTCTTTGAAGAATCACGAAGAGACCATAGACGATAAACAGGAATTACACCCTTGCGAATAAGGTCTCTGATTTTTAGTTCAGCAATTTGAGAACCAAAGATATTAGTATCATCCATTGAAGCGTACTCCATATCAAGGTTGTCATCATTACGCACAATGCGTGGGGTAAATGTAAGAGAAAGTCTCTTTACTTGTAGTTCAGTTGCCTTCATCATAAGCCTACGCGTCTTACCTTCACCCTCATCCTCCTTACCTACAATACCGCCCAAATGATGAGCCTCATCAAGCACAAGAATCTGAGTATCATTCGTAAGAATATCAACAATTAGATTGGATGACATATATGTAGTGATTACACAATATGTATCCTGTTGCATAAATGCCCGAATAGCATCTTGGTTTGTAGTTCCATTATTAGAAGAACCAATAGTAAGAATCTGATCTCTTATAAACACTCCCTCGGAAATAAGGGTTGAAATCCATTGACCCTGAATCTGATTAGAAGGACAGCAGATAATGACTTTTTTCAGTCCCTTTATTCCCTTACAAGTCATTAGTGTCTTTCCAGATCCACAAGGGGCAATAACGAATCCAGCAAACAACATATCATTTAGAATGAATTGTTGAATAGCCTGAATAACTGGCTCTTGAATCTGATTTAGAACCTCATTCCGCTTAGTTATACTGCGAAGAAAGTTTGTATTCTTAGCGTGATGCTTACACAGCTGGCGTGAAAGACGCTTGATGGGAGCGATTTCAGAAAGAGGAACTTCACGTTTTACCCAAGGCATTGTCTTCATAAACTCTTTAACAATCTCCAACGGCGAATGACCCTTGAAATCAAACCATTCAGAATCACCCGGAATTCTACGCATCATACGCCACTCGATGAATTGATTATGAAGAATGTCTTCATAATGAAACAAATCATCTCTTGTTTGTGCATCTGTTTCCCATACCGCATCATAGTCAATATCGTGAGAATGAGGCGTTAGACCTGGGGGGCAACTTGTCTGATATGTGCTTCTACGCCCATAAAGGTCTTCTGTCATACCGAGTTTTACGATACACAGAAGCCTGTAGAAGGCAGATGTAGCAAGATATAGGAACATTTGTTAACCTTATCCACTTGAAACAACTTTAAAGTTTAATCCATTTTCAACCGTTCGTTCAAAATGGAAGTTCCAAGAATTAATTGTCGGAGTCATCAATACAGATGGCACAAAAGGGCAATCTACGTGAATTTCTTGATAATCATAAGGCTGATACCTTATGGACTCATACCTCCCTCGCAGGTGGTAAATACTTTATTCCTCAAGAAAATATGGGTAAGTTTTATGACCTTTATGTCGAAAGTATTCTAGATCAAGAAAAACAATATCTTGTAGAAAAAACTACTGAGATTGGTCCTTTGCGTATTGATTTTGATTTCATTTATAGTCGTGAAATTGAAAGTCATCAACATACACGTGACCAAACACTTGCATTTGTAAAAGCTTATCTCAAAGAAGTTTCTGAATATCTGGAAATTCCTTCTGAAACGAAAGTTTATATTATGGAAAAACGTAAACCTACATTGGACACAAAGAAAAATCGTATGAAATCAGGTATTCATATTGTTGTTCCTGATATTTGTACTCATAAATTTGTTGAACAACGTGTTCGTCGTAATTTACTTAAAAACATGTCTGAGTATTTCCCTAATCTTCCTTTGACCGAATCATGGGAAAAAGTTTATGATGAAGGTGTTGCGAATCGTTCTGTTCCATGGACGGTTTATGGTTCTCGTAAAAATGATCCTAATTCTCTTCCTTATCTAGTTTCTTACATAATTCAAAATGGTGAAATTCTAAATAGTGTTCCTCAAGTTTCTACTTCTTTGATGCAAACTCTTTCTTTATGCAGAGATGATTCAGCTGAAACTCCTATGACAGAACAAGGTAAAACTATTTATGCTGGTCTAAATAAACCTAATCAAGAAGTTCGTATTTCTGGTGGACGATCAGTTACTCCTGGTAGTGGTCGTCCATATACTCGCAATGAAAAACCTTCTTCTCGTGGTTCTTCTCCACAAGGACGTGTTATTCCTCCTCTAGATCCTGAACGCAAAAAATACTTGAAAGATCATGTTCTAAACTTAGATGAATCACGATTCATGGAATATACAAAATGGGTCCAAGTTGGTCTTTGTTTACATAACATTCATCCTGACTTACTAGATGTCTTCCTTGATTTCTCATCACAATATGAAGAAAAATATAATGAAGCAGATTGTATTCAGAAATGGAATATGTTGACGTTTCGTAATGATGGCGATAGAATAGGCGAAGGAACTTTGAGGTATTGGTCTCGTGAAGATAATCGTGAAGGTTATGATGAAATTGAAAAGAGTAATGTTGGAAGATTAGTTCTTCAAGCATGTTCTGGAACTGAACATGATGTGGCATGTGTAATTCACGCTAAATTTCGTGATTCTTATATTTGTTGTGATTTTGGTAAAAATGTATGGTATCGTTGGTCAGGACATATTTGGCGTGAAACTGATCGTGGTGTAGATTTACAACTAAAACTTTCCAAAGAAATCGCAGGTGTATTCTTTAAAACTATGGATGGAATTACACATGAAATGGCTAATCGTGGTCTTCTAAATTGTACTGGTGAAGGGAAAGGTGATTGTGGTGTTTGTGAATATTGTCAAGAAGAAAAGAAACGTTCAGGCCTAAATGCTATTTATACTAAATTGAAAACTACTAAATTCAAAGATAATGTTATGCGTGAATGTCGTGAACTATTCTTTGATGAAGAATTTACGAAAAAAGTAGATTCAAATAAAGATTTAATTGCTTTCAACAACGGTGTTATGGATTTAATTAAGATGGAATTTCGTGATGGTAAACCTGAAGATTATATTTCATTCTCTACTAGTATTGACTATGATTCTAATAAACTTTATTATGAATATGAAGAATGGCATTTAGTAGACAGTTTTATTCAACAAGTTCTTCCTGATCCTGAAGTTCGTAATTATTTCTTGAAACATTTAGCTACAAATTTACTTGGTGGAAATACTGCTCAGAAATTTCATATTTTGACTGGTTCAGGTTCTAATGGTAAATCTATGATTACTAATTTAACTTCTACTGCTCTTGGTGATTATGCTTGTACTGTTCCAATTTCATTATTTACTCAAAAACGTAAAGGTTCTGGTTCTGCCGCACCTGAAGTTATTCGTTTGAAAGGACGTAGATTTGTAACTATGCAAGAACCTGATGAAGCTATTGCCCTAAATACAGGTCTTATGAAAGAAATTACTTCAGGTGAAAATATGTATGCTCGTGATCTATTTAAATCAGGAACAGAATTTGAAGTTCAAGCAAAGTTCCATTTAGCTTGTAATGATAAACCTAAAATTAATACGACAGATGGTGGAACATGGCGTAGGTTAGTAGTAATTAATTTTCTATCAAAGTTTGTTCCTAAACCTTCTGAACCTAATGAATTTCCTATGGATGAAAGTATTCAATTTAAAGTAAAATCTAAATTATGGGCAACACCTTTCTTATCATATCTAGTTTATCTTCTAAAACAAGAAAAAGGTATTCGTAAATTAGTAGCACCACCTAAAGTTTTAGAATATACATCAGAATATCAAAATGATAATGATGGAATTTCTAAATTTATTTCTGAGAAAATTTCACTCCTTGTTGAAGGAGATGAAATCGTTCAAATTGACAAAACTACATTGAGACGTGTATTTAAGACATGGAAAGATGATAATGAACAACGTAATTTATCACCAAATGATCTTGAAAAAAAAATGGAACAAAAATTTGGAAAATATCCTAGAGGTGGATGGACATCATTTAAAATTGATATTTAATAATGTTTTCTTCCACCAGTCATAGTTTGTCCATCAACTTCTGAACCAACACCTCCACCCATTAATGTACGAACACCACCATCTGTTGTTAAATTTTTAAGAGGTTCAGGTAACCATCCTCTAACATAATTAGCGCCATTATCAATCATACCGGCAAGACTATTTCTAAAACTTGAATATAGACCCATCAAATCACCACCACGTTGTTGTCCTACATTTGGACCATTAGGACTACCACCTCCTTTTTTCTTATGAGCATGACGAGCAGTTCTACCACCTAATGACATTTCTTATATTAAAGAAAAGAAATTATCGAGAACCACCTTTTCCACCAACAGGGGCATACATACGAATATAAGGTAATGTCATATTCACAATTAAATACGCAATCATTAAATTCATTGTGGCTGCTAAAGCATCACCCACTTTGAGTTTGATGCCAGCAACATTAACAACAATATTATCTAATTGTTTTTCAGCACCAGGAAATAGACCACCTAATAAAGGTGTTACTAAATCACGTGTAATAGCACCAAAGAAATTAGATAGAGCTACACCAATATAAATAGCGACCGCGAAAGTCATTAAAGTTTCATCAGCACCCATCTTTTATATTAAAGAATATAATAAAATATTCTATTATATATTAATTTTAAATACGAATATATTTTACATCGCAATGATTATATTTCGGAAATGAAACTAATTTAAAACCACGATTAATAATAAAATTATTAAGATCTTCAAAAATAACCCCTCCTACATAAAATGGTTTTGTACTTATTTCTGTAGTTAAACTTTCAATATTCTTGAAATTATTCTCACCAAAACCATTTAATACATCTAATTCTGCTCCTTGAACATCTAAGACTACATCATATTTTATATTTTCCCATTCTTGTTCTTTCAATACATTTTTGATTGTAGTTGAAATTAAGTTTATTGTATTTATTTGTTTAACAGAAGGCCATTGCCATACATCATTATTTGGTTGATAAATAGATGATGATTTTCCATTATTATTAAATATATTAAATGTGTATTCTTTACCTATTTCATTAGAAACCAGACAATTAAGTGCTTTAAATTGTGTATTATATTTTTTATTTATTCCTTCTAAATTATTTTTTAATTGTATAAACACGTCAGGAATTGCTTCTATGAATATACCATTTTTATATATCCTAGCATAATCTTCTATTTCAGACATATCATTTGCGCCAATAAATAAAATATTTTTATATGTGCGAGGTTTTAATAATTGTAGCATTTGTTTATTATGTAGAAAGTTTAAACTGAATTATGTTTATACATATCATCCCAACTATTTTCACCAATATAAATATATCCATTTGATAATAATAAATTTCTAATTTCAGTTCTTTTTGGTTCAATATAATTATGTTCAATATCAATTAATCCAAAAGTATATTTATTAAAATCAAAGTTTCTTATAATTTCTAATTCACTACCTTCTGTGTCTATTGATATATATTCAATAAATGATGGACAATTATATTTATTTAATAAATCCAATAATGATATTGTTTTAACTTGAATTAATTTATTTTTTGTTTTTTGATTAAAAATAAATTTTTTTGTATCTATAATATGATTTGAAATACCTGATAAAAGACTATTGTTTTTTAATTTAAATATAACATAATTATCAGAACTGTTATAAACTGCTTCGGGACAACATATAGATTTTGATCTATTTACAATTAAATTTTGAAAAATAATTGGATTTGGTTCACAACAAATTCCTTTCCAATTATATTGTTGTTCAAGTAAATATGTATTTGATAAATTAATTCCATCATTAGCACCTATTTCAATAAAAAATCCATCTTTTTTTCCATTATAAAATTTAATAACATTTAAATCTTGATTAAGTTGTGAATAACTCATTGTTTAAAATAATAGAATATTTTGAATTAGTAATGGACACAAGATTTTGGGGACCATCAGGATGGGATTTATTTCATAGAATTTCATTTCATTCAGATAATCCACATCAAGTATTAAAACATATAGCAGAAGTTCTTCCTTGTAAATTTTGTAGAAATTCTACACGAAAATTCGTTAAAGATTTCCCTTATGATTCAAAAGATCCTGCTAAATGGTTATATGAAATACATAATAAAGTAAATCATAAATTAAGATCTCAATGTGCTAACGACCCTAAAGTAATTAATCCTGGTCCTGATCCTTCATTTGAACAAGTTGAAAGAAAATTTAGAAATAAAACTTTAAATAAATTAGTTGGACAAAATTTTCTATTATCAATAGCAGTAAATTTTAAAAATACTCCAAAAAGATTAGAAATTCAAAAACAATTTATAAAGAATCTTTCTTTATCATATCCTAAATTCAAAGAATTTGTTATTAAAAACTCACCTGATTTTTCTAATTATTCTATGTGGATGCAAAAGTTTACAAAAGGTTCAATAAAAGAAGTTGAAAATTTTAAAAGTAAATGTAAAAGAGGAAAAACTTGTAGAAAAAAAAGAGGGAGTGGTAGAAGACTTTAAACGAGAAAAAAAATGACCTCCCTTCCCCTTTTTTCTTTTTCTTTTAGACTCCAAGTGTCAGTCGTAGATTACATGCCAAACACAACCTGTTCTTTGCTCCCTCACACTTATTCTCTATTTTTTGGGCCGAGCGACAGATTTCACATGTGCAAGGATCAGAACACCAGCATTTTCCATCCAGAGCCTCCAACGCGTGTTCAGGTGTGCAGAACTCGTTAGTCGGTGAATGACGACCCTCTTCCATTTCCTCCACGCTTTCAACCAAAGGCTCTTTCGATGCAGACTCAGTGGTGCCATCAAGATTCCCTTCGTCTGGTTGAATCAATCCGGTATAAGGATCAAATGACGCGGTCTGACATGAATTTGTTTTAGATCGAGGAGATACGAACAACATTTCCGTGTTTGTCTCGTCAATGAATGGACACTCGACAAACTGAGGTCTCTTTGTTGGTGCAGGCGGTGCAGGCGGAGTGGGCGATGTCTCTACCTCTTCAGCGATAACCGCCATCTTTGTCATGGTAGGAAACGGCTCTCGCAAAGTCTTCCAGATACTGCGAGCCTTCTCATCAAGAGCCATTCCTTCCGTCCACACCTTTTTTCGCCAGGCTCGCCCTTCTTCCTCTTGGCGATAAATTGTCTCAAGAAATTCTGCTTTCTTCTCAAGTGTTGGAGTGTTTGTCCCCCTGAGAAGAAAGTGATTGACCTGCTTTGACAACTTTTCTGCCTCCGCCTTGATGACATGGACTCGAACAGTTACCTGAACCCCATCGTCATTGAGTGCATTGAACATGACTTGAAATGTTTCTTGCTTACTCATCTTTGTGCGCCTTAATACATATAATATTATAACTAACAAATCCGTTTTTTACTATTTTTTATGGACCTTAATATGAAGTAAAATATAACCTCTTATTCCATACGCATTTGTTATATGACGATTTGGTAATTTATTAATTCTATCAAAGTTATAATTTGAAGGAAGTTTTAAGAATATATTATCAGGTCTCTTATTACGCAAAAGGATTTCTTCTAACCAAACGTCTAGTCTTTTATTTGATAAATATAAATCTATATTTTTTTGCTCTTTATATTCAGGTCCTCCCCATGGTGGATCAATATATAATATATTTGAATGCCAATCATAAAACGTAAGTGAATCTTCATTGTAAATTTGAACGTTTTTCAAATTATATACTTCAATGTTGTTTTTTAATGCTTCAAAGTTTTCTTTGTTTTTTTCAATACTGAAAACATTTTTAAAGTGTAGTCCAAAATTTAATGTGTCTCCTCCACAACATGCAGTTACATCTGTAATCGATTCTGAATCAGATGATAATTTTTTAATAATTCCAATAATTCGTTCTGCGTCTCTTCGTTTAGTAATACTAAATTTACCTTCTGGTGTTATTTTAAGTCGTGAATAATCTATACCTTCTTTTAAAGGAAACAGATCTTCCATTATATTGAATTATACCTTAATTGTTTAATCCGTTTTATAACCAACCGCAACGAATACGAGTTAAGAAAATATATGTTCTATTAAATACTTTTTGTAATTCAGGAAAAGATTCACTCATCATTAATAAATGTTTTAGAACTCTTGATTTAGCAGAAAAGAAAATTGGATATGTATGATCTAATTCTAATAAATATCCTTGTTTAGATCTTCCTTTGCTTTTTGATTTATTACGAGTTACAAATTCAAGATATTCTTTCTTTGCTTTTTCAACAACCCATCTTACACTTGTAGGTTTTCCAGGAATAAATAATACACTCTGTCCATTAATTAAATATTTTAAAATTGTTGGTATATACATTCTCGCATCTTCAACTTTCACTAATGAAGGTGTCCCAAATTGATGGGGACTTACAACTACGGTTGAATCTGTATTTGTTAAACTTATTGTTTGAAGTAATTTTAAATTTTGGACTGCTACTTTATTGTAAGGGCCATATTTATCTTTAAATTTATATAAATCTGCTACACCATGCTCTTCTAAGAAATCAAAATATGGTCTAAATGGTCCAATTTGTTTTTTATCATCAAAAAATACAAATTCATATATTTCATCCCAATCACAATTAATTAATGATTCTACTGCTTTATCGTATCCTTTAGGATATCTATTTGTTGCTGCACCATCTGACGCAGCTCTATCTTCTCCTGTTAAACATTCTGGATGTGAAATTGATATTTTATTCTTTTTGTAATCAGATCCTTCATCTAAATAATCATCCCATTCCATATCCAACCATAAATATTCTAATGGTAATTGAACTGTTGTTAATGGTAAAAGAAGTTTGTTCTTCATTATTGCCATAGATAATATACGATCATCTGCTTTTCCAGGATGTTTTGCAGTTTCCTTTTTCCAAAATTCTAAGAGATTTCTTCCATGTGGAGTATCTCCAAAAAACATAGTTCCACCAGACATTTCAAATACATAAGGATCAAAACAAAATTTACCTGATTTCTTCCAATTACCTGCTCTTGGATCTGTATTCCATCCACGCGCCATATAATCAATATCTTCCATATCACAAATTCCAGGATATAATTTAATTAACATATCTCCATCAATATACAAAACTCCTCTTGGTGAACAAGCCTTTAAAGCTAAGTCTATAAAATATGGTTTAAAATTGATTGCGTGCTGATATCCTCCTTTTACTGCAAATTCAGGATATTCTTCTGCTAAAAAATTACATTTGTATTTTTTACATGCTCCTTCCCATCTTTCAATCATTTTTTCATATAGTACAGGTGGACTACTTAATTCCTGTCCTGCTTTTAATTCTTCAGGACATGGACGTTGCATATTTTTATTTAGATTTCCTCTTCCCCACCAATATGTTACTACTACAAATTTACTACTCTCATTTATTATGCTTGGTTTTAAGTTATGAGCCATTGCTCTACTAAAAAACTCATTCGTTGTTTCAGTAGACGTCATTATATTGAAAATGGATTTAATTTTTTAATTTTGAATAATTTAAAGGATGTCAAAGCGTAAACTTGAAGAATACGAAAACATGTATGAACCTCAAGAAAAGAAACTAAAGACTGATGACGAACTTGAGGATATTTACAAGATGATAGGAAATCTTCTTCTTGAAGATTCTGACTCAGAGTTGGAATATGGTCCGTTAGATCATTGTATTTATTGTGATAACTATGTAGAGAACTCTTTGTTCACTTGTAACTTCTGTGCAGAAAATACTGAAGAATTGGATTCATAAAAAACGGATTTCTTGGTTCCAATGAATATAATGGTAGGGACATCCACAGGGTGGCCCAATAAACGGACGTATCATTTCATTAGCCTTTGGATTACCAAGGGTTGGCTGGGTGCGACGGAAGAGGATGCGTTGGCCGGGGCATCCTTAAAGACCTCCCACTAATTGTGGGGGGCAGAATTATTCTTCCAGGTAATTTTGTGCCGCTCTTGAAAGCGGATAAAACACAGAAATATTTGTGAACCAGCTCACTGATCTGTGTATTACTAGCTCGAGGCATTGTTGACTCGTGTTGGTTTGCGTAGGTACCTGAAAACTCCGGAGCAGGATGGTGGGACCGAAAGGCCACTCAGTATAATAAGAGATTGGGCGGAGACACATACGGACGTGCCAAAAAAAAGTCTTCATATCGGGGGGCGGTTGGGCATGACGGAATAAGCGCGTATTGGTCGTGGGCGCTTGTTAGAAAATATTTTTTCATACGGTATCTTTCGTTGAAACCATGAAAAACGGATTTCTTGGTTCCAATGAATATAATGGTAGGGACATCCACAGGGTGGCCCTAGGAGGCACTAGACATATTCCTTTGGGACTTCCTTCGGGACTTCCTTTGGGAGTTTGTCACAGATGAATATCTCGAAAGAGGTATGGATGGGTGCTACTTACGGACGCGAGGAAGGGGCGTCTGCAGATTCAATGGCCAGCTTGCTGGTCTTGTGTCGAAAAAAATTGGAACAAAAAGAAACTTGGCCTCCACGCGGCTGTTCTGGATACACTTCTGCTGACAGAAGTTAACTAACAAGTTTCGCCCCCTTTTCCGCATTCGCGAGGATGCAAAGGGGATGAGGACGATTTCCCATAAGGTAGTCCGAGCCTTTCACGACCAGCAATGGTTAGGAGGGTATTAATATATTGGGTATGGCACTGAAGGGAATGTGCACGATTAGATTTGGGAAGATGAAGGACGCCCAGGTTTATGGTGTAGACGAGCTGCGGACATAAGTAACGCACAGTAGTTGAAGGTAAGACTCTCGTATGGCCGCTAGGACGTAGAAAAAGTGACGTTCTATACATGTCATGGGGTGAATGGAATTCTGTTTCAAACACACCGATACGAGAGTGACGATCATTGAGAAGAAACATCTTGATGGTCCGGAGCGCAAAACAAGAATTGATGGAGAATCTATTGATAGTTGTTGCGCACGAGCATGAGCGAGGAAGGGGCTCGGCTGGATGGTTTTTCATTTGGGAACTAATAAATCCAGATTAAAGCACATACGCAAGTCAACTATTTATCTCTACCCATTTATCAAGCAAAAGATATGTCATTCTTCATTTACTTTCATTCTTCATTTTCAGGGGGGTATTGTTTTAGTTACGCGTAAAAGATTGTCGTAGTCTACTATTGAGTATTGAGT